GTTGCTGCCACAATAGGAACGTGAGTCGTGCATCTTGTTCAGCGTAAAATCCAACATGCTCCGCAGGTAACTTCCACATCTCGGCTTTGGGATCTACACCATGATCTTTAGCTGCTAAGATTAAATCTGTTTCTGCTTTAATCTCCCCCAGGTAATCTTTGGATAAAGCATTTAAAGAATAAGAGAACCTATTTTCATCAACGATAGCTGCAGCTATCATCGTATCAATTATCTCTCCATTAATTTTATAACCTTCCTTTTCTAACCAACCTACATCGTACTGAGCATTATGAAAAATTTTAGTGCAAGGTAAAGCACAAACATCTTTCATATATTTTTGTACTTGTTCCGGTATCATGTTACCACCACCGAAATGTTTAAAGGGATAGTATCCTTGCCAGCCTTCGGTTGCTACGGCAAAACCTATAATGTTACCATTACCTGTAGCCCATCCTGCCCCTTGGCCAGATGCAATGCCATCGTCTCTAGTTTCTAAATCAATGGCTATTTCTTTTGCGTGTGAAAGATCTTTATATTCTGCAGGACAAGACCAAATGTGTTTTTTAAAGTTCATTGAGAGTTGTAGACTCATGATCTCTCTTTAGCCTGTCTAACTGACTCCTGATAAGACTCTTCTAATTCTTTTTTTTCTTTTTCAGCTTCTTCTAAAAAATCTTTTGTGACCGGGTAGAATGTATACTTTAAAGTTAGTTCTTCGCCACTTGTAATATTTCTTAATGTAACTAAATTCCATTTATCAGTAATAGAACCTTCAGTTCTCATTTCTACTTTAACGCAATTTGCGTTTTCATCACAATTAATAAAACCCCCCAAAGGAGTTCTAAAAAGTTCCCCATCTACTTTTATGTGAGTAGTTCCTAGGTTAGTTCCTTGAGCAATACCTGCAGTTGCAAATAGTCCTAACCCACTAATTAAAGAAGGTTTAATTGTAAGTCGTGGTGGCAAAGGGTTATACATCAGGGTAATCTCTTTCTAATATCATTTCTAAATAATGTATAGCTTTTTTTATATCTTTATCTTTTCCTTTCTTCTTATGTCTACAAATATATTTAATTGCATTTCCTTCGGCAAAAGGAAGTTGATTTTCATTTATAAATTCCGCAGGCTGAATCTTCATCCCTTTGTAATGATCGCCATCTACCTGCTTATTTAAACTATCGTAAGTAGTTCCCTTAAAGAGGTCTTTGTGCGTCATCTTTTTTCTCTTTCCTATTCAATCGTATCTGAGCTTCTTCTGTTATTTTTAATATATCTTTCCACCCAGTTTCTTTTTTTATTTTCTTTATCATATTTTTTAAGTCTTGATAATACTGTTTATCTGGTTTGTTCTTGGACATAAACTAAATAATCTGCTCCCAATGGATAGTTATATTTGTAATCCGTTGTTAATAAATGAATCGTATCTCTAGCACGAGTTGCACCTGTATACCAGACTTTTTTTTCATCAATTTTTTCTTGTTTTGTTTTACTTTTAAAGTTGGAGGGAAAATTTCCTTTCCCATATAAAACCACATGATTGGCTTCTCCACCTTTTACTGAATGAATTGTATCAATAATAATCTGAGGGTCTTCATCGAGTTGTTTTTGACCATACCGACGAAGGAGTCTTAAAAAATAAATAATTTGTCGTGGAGTAAAATTTCTTCTTAAAATCCACCACCATTGTTTCTGCTGCGCTTCATCAGGTAGATCTAATCCACACCATTCTTTTAAATCTTTAAAATTATATTCTTTAAAATCAGGTTCATTAATCCAAAATTTAGTAGCTCTGTAGTCTGGACTTTTAAGTTCTCTAATATACTTATACATTTTTTCTGCTTGACGTTTATCTATTTTTTTACCGGAAGAGATTCTGGTCCAAGCTTTAATGGCTTCCCATTGAGAAGGATCAAAACATTTATTATTATCATTATCGGAATAATATAATCCTGCATCTTTGGCTACCATTCTTAATTCATTTACTGTGCTATTAATTCTTCCTAAGATGTACCAAGTTCCTTCTAATTGAGAAAAAGGAATCTCCTTAAAATTTAAATATCTTTTTACAAATCCTTTTTTATCTACATGTTCGTAATCTTTTTCTTCACTATCTAATATTCCTCGTCTAATAATTTGAGAGAAGTGATGCACAGCTTCTCCAAACCTTTTTGTTTTTCTTAATTTAACTTTTCGACCTGGGAAGAAAGTAGTGAAATATTTAGGATCAGCACCATTCCATTTATATATTCCTTGGTCATCATCTCCTGCTAAATAAATTCTATCTATCTTATCTGCCATTTTGTAAATGACAGACCATTGTAATGGAGTACAATCCTGAGCTTCATCCAGTATTAATATTTTAAGTGGTGGAAAATTTACTTCATCAATTGCTCTTTCAATCATATCATCAAAATCTATAAAGGATCTTTCCCCTCCAGACTTCTTATAATTTTCATAAGTTTTTATTTTTCTTATAAAGACATCAAGAGAATCTCTTTTGTAAGATTCTCTTTTATAAACTTCAGTAGGATTAACTAACATGTTTCTAGCTTTACTATAAATAGACAAAGACCAATCTTTATAAGTAAAGTTATCATCAGCTAATCGCTTATCACTACTCTTAACAATTTTAGTTTGTAATGCATAATCAATCATACAATCTTTAGGATCAAAGACTTCCTCTTCAAAATATCTTCTGCAATATTTATGAAGTGTTTTAAATCTTTCAAAATCGTTAGTGTTGTATTTAGGAAAAGCTTTTAATGCTCTCTCCACCGCCGTGTTAACTGCTTTATTAGTAAAAGAAATAAAAGCTATTTCATTTGGATTAACACCTTTTTTTAAATGTCGTTTAAGTACTCTTTCAATAAGTGTGTGGGTTTTACCTGTGCCTGGGGGTCCAAAAATTTTAATCGTTTTGTGGTATAGGCTTTTTAGATTCTGTAGTTCTGAATTTTCCGGTATGGAATTCATCGTCTAGCTCCGTTGTGGTTTTCTTCTTTGTAGTTTGTTTTATCTTAACATGGTTTACAAATTCAGGCATAGTCACATACCACACATTTTGTACCCCTTCAAAATAGTCATGTCGTTTGCAGCCTAATAATTGGAATGCTTCCATAGTGTTTTTAAATTTTTTATTTCCAGGACGGGATAACCAATTATTAAGTGTACTTCTTTTAAAATAACACATATTGGTTTTAGAATCTAAAACAACATAACCGTCCTTAAGTTTGTCAAAATCATCTTGTTCAATTGTTTGTTCAAAAAAAGCTTTTAGCACATCGTATTTTTCTTCTTCTATTGTATCGGTATATTTAGCTTGTTCATTTTCAATGGCTCTTTTAGTAAGTTCTTGTAACATTAGTTCAAACAAAGGTGGGCCTTTTCTTTGTCTTGGAAGAGTCATCCAATATAACCCATACTTTAATAATTTAATTCTCCAACATTTTTCATCACGCATGTCTTCGGGTTCCACCGTGATCCGTTGTTCTTTGTAAGTGAAACTAAAATAAATAGTCTTAGAGTCTCGGGTAAAAATAATATCTTCAAACTCATCCATGATGTCAGGAACCTGCGGTCCTATCCCTAGCTTACGAAGTTTACATAGTTCTTTATTACAAATAGGTGCTAACTCATTATGTTTAGGGGGACATTTATAATGATAGCTACTTTGCTTAACTGATTTAGCTACAGCTTTAGCCTCATTAATACTTAAAGGTTTAAGAAAACATTGTTTATTTCTCTGAATGGCTATCTCTTGAAATGTTTTAAGATCTAAATTTCCATCAGTTTTTTTATTTTCTAATATCATTACATTAAATAAGAAATTATTACGATTGTTAGATGGCCAAGGTTCTGTTATAAGTTTCTGAACACAAGGAGGATAGTGCTGCCAATCAGCTTCAGGTTCATATGCATTTGTTTTTAAGTTGTATAATTCCTTTACTGTTAGTCTTCGTTGTTCTGCTAGATCTAAAAAGGCTCCTATCATCAACGGATTTGAGTTATCATCAAATGCAAATTCTACTGTTGCGTTCATTTTGTAGTATGGCATTGTTACTGCTTTATTCATTGGGAATACTTCATTAGCCATAAAAAAAGTATCATTCCATTCATCTAGTTTTTTACGGACATCATCTACTGATGCCCAATCTTTTAAAAATAAAAATAAGTGTAGTCCTCCAGATTTAGATTTAACTGGAATTAAGGGAAGTTGATACTCTTTTATAATATCAACATATTTTTTTTGAGAATAATTTTTATAGGTGCCGGGG